TACAAATAGTGGTCAGCCGGATTCCTTTAGTGTTAATGGAGGCTTGCATTTTTTAAGCGTCTCCGGAACCTTTGATGGTGCAACTATTACATTGCAATACCGTCGAGATTCCGATTCAAGCTTTATTGCACTTCAGGATGATGGAAGTACTAAATCGATCACAGCAGCAATTAATGAAAATGTCTATCTCCCTGGTGGAGATTTAAAAGCTGTTGTGGCCAGTGCTGGAAGCTCCACAAATATTACATTCGAATTTTATAAAGTTACTGCATAGTAATATGCCTTTTAAATCAACAACGTGGAATACATTTATTTCACCATTTTCAAATAGCTTTACGAACACCTTTTTTGGGCTATCATATAGTTCCCATTTGTTAAATCAATATCCTGGTGCTTCTGCAGCATATTCGCTGCAAAACATTGGAGGCGGTGGTAACGTTATTCGTGCAAGACGTTCCAGCGATAATAGCGAGGATAATTTTTCGGCTACAGATATTACTGGTGGTGCTCTAGCTACATTTGCTGGTGCCGGAGATGCATTTGTTACGACGTGGTATGATCAAAGTGGTAATGGGCAAAACGCAACACAAACTACAGCATCGGCACAACCAAAGATCGTAAATAGTGGTTCTGTTATTACGAACTCCAATGGTAAAGCAACCGTGTCATTTGATGGTTCTGGCGATTATTTGCAAATGCCATTTGCCACAGGGTCAAACTCTGGCCATTTGATGTCTGCAGTTTGCGAACCCGTAAACAATACCACAAATCAGTTCCTACTTGACTTTCGCGATGCCAGTAATGACGGCATTACTTTGCTTGGTTTATCGTCGGGCCTTATTCACCATAGAAGCAATGCCGTAAAAGCACAGCAAAATTATGATGCAGATGTTCAACTGTTTACTGGTGAATACACGGGAACAGATTTGACCGCATACGTTGACGGGGCGGGAGGAACCACACTTACAGGAGCAAATACAAACGCGACAACTAACGGGCGGATCGGCTCTGTATCTTATGGGGTTACCCTGACTTGGAATGGCACAATTTCAGAAATTGTTATTTACCTTACAGACCAATCAGCAAATCGCGCCGATATTGAATCCAACATTGCTGGACGCCACGGAATTACTTTACCATGAAATATCTAATTCTAAGTCAGGGCGAGCAACACGCCAAAGCGTTATCTTCTGCGATGTGGAGATTAACTCGTCCTAGTGGCAACGATGCAACCGAATACTATGTTGATTGGCACGTTCACACAGATGGCCGGGCAGCACTTAGTGTATTAGGCGAGGTCAGTTATCAACTTGAGGGCGAAAATGGCGAGACCATTTATCAGTGCACTGAAGATCAGCCTATTCATGAAGATTGCGATGTTCCTGCTTTTCGTGCGCTTATTGAGGATGCCGTAACGTTAGAAGAAGCTAATGCGATCGAAACTAACATCGAAGATGCAAAGGGTGGTAGAATATCTTTCCTTCAAGTAATTATTGAATCTCCTAGCTTGTCCGCCAATCTTAGAACCAAGGCAGAAATGGATGCTGATGGGTGGTTTCCAAATAACAATTGGATCTAAGGCAATATGTCCAAATAGAAATTAAAACTAGTATAAATAAATTAACCAATAAATAATTATGTCAGACGTTACAGTAAGTGCCAATGTTGATACATTTTTGCAATCTGCAAACAATGCGGCTATGCGAAGTAATTTGGATTTAGATAATAACTACGTTAAACTGACCGGCACTCAAAGCATTGGTGGTGCAAAAACATTTTCAAGTAATGCTGTTTTTAGTGCTAATCTCACCGTGGACACTAACACACTGCATGTTGATTCGTCAAATAACCGTGTAGGCGTTGGAACAGCCTCACCATCTTATGCGTTTGATCAGGCAGGTAACGCAGCACTTGGTTCTGGAACATTGTATGTCGATTCGGGCGGCAGTGTAGGTATTGGAACAACCTCACCATCAACCGCGCTTCATGTTGCTAATGATATTACTGCTGGTAGTTTTGTATATACTGGTGATCTATCGGTAACCAATAATGCAACTGTAACTGGATATCTTGCCTGCTCTACTTTTCGTGATGGAGGAGGTAGTAGCCAATGGGGTTCGGAAAGTGGTGGGACTTTCACCTTTAGTGGTGGAGTAAATATAGGTGGTCAAGCTGAAGCGTCAAGTCAAGCTGCAAGCACAGATAATTCGCTAATGACTCGTAACCTAGTCGATACCGACAGATGGCTAAACTCTGCAAGATTGTGGAACCCGTTGGTTATACCATCATTTACTAAAACTGGAACTGGATCAGTAAGTCAAACAAGTGCTGGTGATGCTTGGGTAGTGTTGCAATCTGGCACGAGTAATAGCGGTTATGGTAAGGCGGTGATTGGTCGTGGCCTTAATAGCGCACCCGGTCTTTCAGGTGCTGGTATATACTTTAGCAAGCCAATAGGTCTTTCTTGTAATATCTCTAAGTTTGCAGCCAATGACGAATCGAATCGAATTAGGATAATTGTTGGAACAGGTACAGGTGCACCTGCAGCATCAGGTGATGATCCAATTAGTGATGACGGGTTTGGAGTTGAGATAAAACGCAATGCCACACATACGCAATGGAGAGTATTTGCACATAACGGAACCACCCTTACAGCAACAACATTTGCAAATCTTTATTCTGGAACGAGATTGCAACCACAAACTTTAGCAATTTATAGTAACGCATCTGGAACCATAACAGCGTATTATGGCAATTATGGCGCTGATAGTTTTAGCACGATTACGACCACAGGCGGTCCAACTGGAACGGGCGCATCTGCTACATCACGAGCTGCTATAGAAGTAGCAAATTCATCTTCTGGAACAGCAACCTCCAAGGCCAATGTTTACAGCTGCAAAATTTATACACCTGACAACTAATTAACATAAATACAATCATGGCACTAATACCTAAATCAACTCAAGTCGCTGTTCGGATTGAAGAAATCAACGAGCAGACAGTTAGCTTTTTGCGTGCACAAGCAAAAAATGCTTATTCACTTGTTACTACTGAAGGCGAAGAACAAGCAATTCTTGATGTTCTTGGTACGCAGGCAGTTGAAGCAATTACTGTTTACAATACTCTTTACACCGCGCTCGATTCTCTTGGTCAAGCTGATGGTTTGACCGCACACAACCCTGAAGTGTTTGTGACTAATGCAGATGGTAGCGTTACCTACGTTGCGCCAAACGACTCTCCTTCAGAGTGAAGTTAAAAATTAAATTATTATAAATATATTAGAATATGAAAGAAGACGCAGAAAAAGTATTTTCAAGCATAGTTCAAAATAAGCCTATTCAGGCTTCTAAAAATTTTAAAGACGCGATCGATAGTAAATTGAAAACCGCTTTGGAAGTAAGAAAGGTCGGTTTAACCTCAGACATTTACAATAGATCTAAAGAAAAATGAAACTTATCACAGAACACTTAGAATCGCTTGAATATATTACCGAAGAAAAGAACGGTAAGAAGGACGTCTATATTGAAGGTGTCTTCATGCAAGCAGAAAAGGAAAATCGCAATAAGCGAATTTATCCAAAAGGCGTTCTTGAAAGCGCATGTGATAAGTATGTTAAAGAACAAGTTAAAACGGGAAGAGCAGTTGGTGAATTAAATCACCCTGATGGTCCTACAATTAACTTAGATAAAGTTTCACACAGAATTACCGAGCTTAAGTGGCAAGGTAATGATGTTGTTGGAAAGGCACTTATTCTTGACACACCGATGGGCAAAATTGTGAAAGGTCTCGTTGATGGTGGGTGTAAGTTAGGTGTCTCAAGTCGTGGTATGGGTACTGTTGAGAATCGAAATGCAAAGACATTTGTGAAAGATGATTTTATTCTTTCAACTGTCGACATTGTTCAAGACCCCTCTGCTCCTAGTGCCTTCGTTGAAGGTATCATGGAAGGAGTTGAATGGGTTTGGGAAAATGGCATTTTAAAATCTCAGCAAATTGAAGAATATGAGACTGAAATTAAAAAGGTTCCACTTGGGCGGATCAGTGAAGCACAGGAACGGATCTTTAGTGATTTCCTCTCCAAACTCTAATTCAAAACAATTAATATGTTAGACGAAAAACAAACTGTCGAAGATATTGAAGAGATTGATCTCGTTGAGAATCAGGAGCTTGAACAGGATACACCTGAAGAAGTTTCTGAGACAACACAAGATCTGTCTGATTCAATCTTAGATGTTCTCCTTGGCGAAGCTAAGAAGAACGAGGAAGACGAAAAAGAAGACGAAGTCGAAGAGGATGCTCACGAAGACGAAGATGAAGTCAAAGAGGGTGCCCACGAAGATGAAGTCGAAGAAGACGAAGACGAAGTTAAAGAGGGTGCTCACGAAGATGAAGAAGAAGACATCGAAGAGGGTGCCCATGAAGAAGAAGACGAAGTCGAAGAGGATGCTCATGAAGATGAAGTCGAAGAGGATGCTCATGAAGATGAAGTCGAAGAAGAGGAAGAAGATGAAGTTGAAATGCCTGAAGACAAAACAAAGGGTGGTATTCTTTCCGCCAGTTTTGATGCGTTAAAAGGCATGAAAAAGTCCCAATTGGTTTCTGCTTATAAGGCAATCAATCCTATAGCAGAAGGCGAACATGAAGAAGATTCTGACATGCCTAAAACTAAGGCTGACATGATCAACGCCATGTATGGTCAACTTAAGGCCATGAAAAAGGACGAGCTTACAGCTTCTTATAAAAACATCATGGCATCACATTGCAATGAAAGTACTGAAGAAGGTGCAAATGCGCTTGAAGAAGATCTTTCAGTGCTTGTTGATGCTGAACAAAACCTCACCGAAGACTTCAAATCAAAAGCCGCTACTCTATTCGAAGCTGCTTTGGCAAACCGTGTAACTTCAATTAAAGAAGAACTCGAAGAACAGTATAACGAAGATCTAAAGGAAGAAGTTGAATACATTCGTGAAAAACTTGTGACTAAGATCGACGATTATCTTTCTTACGTTGTTGAAACTTGGATTGAAGAAAACCAAGAGTTTGTTGATAACAAACTTCGTACAGAGATTACCGAAGACTTCATGTCTGCACTTCAAGGTGTGTTCACAGAACATTACATTGAAGTTCCTGAAGGCAAGAGGAATTTGGTTGATGAACTTTCCGAAGACCTTTCTTCGGCAAATGAATCTTTGGCTGATGCACAAGAAAGTAACATTATTCTTTCGGAGAAAGTCGTTTCTCTTGAAAAGGAAAAGGTTATTACTGAAGCATCGTCTGATTTGGCAACTACAGAAAGTGCAAAACTTGCTTCAATGGTTGAAGAAATCGAATTTGTCGATGCTGATACCTTTGCAGATAAAGTTGCTACAATTAAGGAAAACTTCTTTTCCGATTCCAATAAGGAAGAAACTCCAAACGTTGAAACTAAAAGTTCAACACAAACCCAAACCATCGTAGAAGGTGCTGGTGATCCTAATGCTAAATTATCTTCGGATATGCAAAAGTACACCTCTGCCCTTTCACGTTTCAAAGACTAACCCAAAACAACTAGAAAAAACTATTATGCTAAACGCAGAAAAAGAACTAAGTAAGTGGGCTCCAGTGCTTGATCACGCGGATGCTCCTGCTATCAGTGATAGCTATAAGAAGGCAGTGACTGCCAAGCTTCTTGAAAATACCGAAGTTGCACTTCGCCAAGAAGCCGCTCACTCATCCTTCACTCTTACAGAGGATGCACAACAAAATACAGGTTCTATTACGACTCCTGATCCAGTGCTTATTTCTCTTGTACGTCGTGCAATGCCAAACCTCATCGCTTATGATGTTGCTGGCGTTCAACCAATGAGCGGACCAACCGGTCTTATCTTTGCAATGAAGCCACGTTTCGGTGATGGTACAGCAATCGTTACTACCGATACTGAAGCATTCAAGAATGAGCCTGACACAGACTTCTCTGGTACAGGTACTCACGCTGGTCAGCTTCTTGATTCCCCTGGTCACTTCGGTGAAGCAACAGGTTCAACTGGTACCGGTATCGCTACTGGAACTGCTGAAGTTGAAACTTCACTTGCTGAAATGGGTTTCACCATCGAAAAAGCAACTGTTACTGCTAAGACACGTCAACTTAAGGCTGAGTACTCAATGGAGCTTGCTCAAGACCTTAAGGCTGTTCACGGCCTTGACGCTGAGTCCGAGCTTGCTAACATCCTTTCCGGTGAAATTCTTGGTGAAATCAACCGTGAAGTTATTCGCGAGATTGTGACCACTGGTAAGAGCTTCCAAGGTGCAGCAGCTGCTGCCGGTAAGTTTGACCTTGCCTCTGACGCCGATGGCCGTTGGTTGCAAGAAAAATTCCAGTCGCTTATCTTCCACATCGAACAAGCTGCTAACAAGATTGCAACTGAAACTCGTCGCGGAAAAGGTAACTTCGTTATCTGCTCCAGCAACGTTGCTTCTGCCCTTGCTGCCGCTGGTAAACTTGTATTCGGTGGTGAAGGTGAACTGAGTGTTGATGCCCTTGGTAACACATTCGCTGGTACTCTGAATGGCCGCCTTAAGGTTTATGTTGACCCTTATGCTGGTAACGATTACGCTACCGTTGGTTATAAAGGTGCTTCTGCATACGACGCTGGTCTGTTCTACTGCCCATACGTTCCTCTTACTATGGTCCGTGCCGTTGGTGAGAACAGCTTCCAACCGAAGATTGCCTTCAAGACACGTTACGGTCTTGTGCAAAACCCGCTGAACGAAGTGTTCAACTCACCTGGTCTCAATAAGACTAACGTCTACTATCAGACCTTCAACGTTAATAACATTAACAATGACAATACCTAAGATTTAAACTCTTAGTCTTGGGGGTCCCCGAAAGGGGGCCCCCTTTTTTTATAAATAATATTATGGCTACAACAGTAAAGAAAAATTTAACGACCAATATTAATTATCTTACGCCAATTGGTTTTAAGCTTACTATTAATCTTGAAAAGTATGGGAATACAGAATACTTTTTAACGACGTTTAATTTGCCAGACATTTCGACTGGTGAAATTTCTGTTCCATTTCGAAATGCTATTAGTTATCAGCCGGGTGAAACTCGCCAATTCGGGCAATTGAATCTTAGATTTATTATTGACGAAGATATGAACAACTATAGCGAAATGTTTAATTGGTTAAAGGCGAATACAGAGAAAACTGAAAAGGCCGATATGATTCTATCTGTCATGTCTGCACACAATGTTGTAAACAAACAATTCCAATTTAAAAATGCCTTTCCTATCTCGTTAAGCGGAGTTGAGTTCAATACTCAATCAACGGATGTAGAATACCTACAGTCTGATGTTTCGTTCCGTTATGATGAATTTGTGATTATTAAATAAAATATGAATCTTGATAAAATCCTTGAAATGTGGAAAGAGGACGTCGTAATTGACGATGTTTGCCTCGATGAAGAAACGATTAAGTCTTCAAAATTACACGCGAAATACCTTGAACTCTTTTCGATGGCGAAGCTGCAATTGAAAAGAAAAGAAATCGAACATGAGTCCATAAAAAAGGACAAGTGGTTATACTATAATGGTAAGATGACGCAGCAGGATATGGATAAACGTAATTGGAAATACGATCCATTTGATGGTATGACAAAGCCTCTTAAGTCAGACATGGATATGTACTATTCAACTGATGAAGATCTTACTCGTATTAAAGCCCAGATTGATTATCAGAAAGCAATCATTGAAACACTCGAAGAAATTATGGGTAATATTCGGTGGAGACATACTCACGTTAAGAACATTCTAGACTTTAAGAAGTTTACATCAGGAATGTGATGTTATACGTAACTAAAAAAGACGAATCTAAAGTACTGCTGCGTAGTGACGATAGTGGTATACTGATGGAGTTGCAAGAGTACTTTACGTTCTACGCAGAGGGCTATAAGTTTATGCCCGCATATCGAAATAAACTTTGGGATGGTAAAATCCGTTTATACGATTCTCGATCACACACACTTCCGTTTGGTCTACTTGCACGAGTTGCTGAGTTTTGTCAAGAACGAGGTTATAAACTAGAATGCGATGATTCTTTATCTCATAAGTTTTATGAAAAGAAAGATTTGCAATCCTTTATTGACAATAGTAAATTAACGATAAAGGATAAAGACATTAAGCCTCGTGATTATCAACTTGATGCTTTTTGTCATGCTATTCAGAATAAAAGAACGATTCTTATTTCACCGACTGGATCAGGTAAATCACTTATCATTTATACTATGATGAGGCATTACCTAAATCATGAAATGAATAAGAAGGTTCTCATTGTTGTTCCGACGACATCGTTGGTTGAACAAATGTACAAAGATTTTGAATCTTATTCTTGGAAAGATAACGAGTTTGATGTAGAAGAAGATGTTCATAGAATTTATTCGGGCAAAGAAAAGCTTAATATTGAAAGTTCGGTAGTAATTACCACATGGCAAAGCGCCATTAAACTTCCACCTCATTGGTTTACACAATATGGAATGGTAATTGGCGATGAAGCACACACCTTTAAAGCAAAAAGTTTAACGACTATTATGAATCGCCTTGTTAATGCTGAATATAGAATTGGCACGACAGGAACAATTGATAATGCCGTTTCAAATCAGATGACGCTTGAAGGAAACTTTGGACCAGTGTATAAAGTTACATCGACGAAAGAACTCATTGATTCAAATACACTGGCACAGTTAACCGTACAATGTCTGGTATTAAAATATAAAGACGAAGAAAGAAAGTTTTGTCGACAACTTAAGTACCAAGATGAAATTGATTTCATTGTTTCACACGAAAAAAGAAATCGCTTTATTGTAAATTTGACGTGTGATCAGAGTGGAAACTCGTTAGTTCTTTATAATCTTGTGCAGAAGCATGGTAAACCTTTATACGATGCCTTTATAAATAAATTAAAAGGAACCGGTCGTAAAGTATTTTTCGTTTCAGGTGCAGTGAATGCCGAAGAGCGAGAAAGAATACGGGAAATTACCGAAAAGGAAAAAAATGCAATCATCGTTGCAAGCGTTGGTACATTTTCAACCGGTGTAAATATTGTCAATCTTCATAACATCGTGTTTGCTTCACCGACAAAATCACAAATAAGAATTTTACAATCGATCGGTCGAGGTTTGAGAAAAACAGAAGACGGTAAAGGTACGACAATTTACGATTTAGCAGACGATCTTTCTTGGAAGAAACGAAAGAACTACACACTCAATCATGCCATTCAGCGAGTAAAGATTTACGCTAAAGAAAAATTTAACTATAAAACACACGAAGTTCCACTATGATTTATGCAATTCGAGACTTTTTAGATGATCATCTCGTAAGTGGGTTTAGACTTATAGATGGAAGCTACATTTTAGCATTAGAACAAGAGTATGATGCTGATAACGATACGTTCCATCTTTTAGAACCACTTGAACTCAAGTACGATGTATCGGGAGAAGGCAGTTTAAAACCGTGGCTTCACACTAATGATGGAGAACCAATTGCCCTTAAAGGTGATAAAATCTTAGTGGCATCTCCGACAACACCTGAATTGAAAATCTATTATCATCGTTATAACCTTATGAATAAGCTTTCTGCTGTTATGACAGAAGGGGAAATAGATTCAATACTCGATCAACTATTTCCTGATGAAGTTGATAATCAAGGTTCATCTGTTCTTGATCCACAATTTAATAAGTGGAGGAAACAATGGGATAATTAGTATTCCGTTCGTTACAGAACTATTATACCAAGAATAAAAAATTTGTACATAATAAAATGCACTATTATAGCATAATGTTATGTACAATACTAATTCTATAGTATATAATACATTCATGTAATAATTATGAAAGCGAAAGATAAACCACATTACGTTAACAATAAAGATTTTTCTCAAGCCGTCGTTGAATATGTAAATAGCGCAAACGAAGCAAAATCAGAAAATAAAGAAGAACCTATCATTACCGAATATATCGGCGAGTGTTTTCTTAAAATTGCAGAAGGGTTATCACACAAATCCAATTTTTCTGGATACACGTATAGAGAAGAAATGGTGATGGATGCAGTCGAAAATTGCATCAAGGCCATTATGAACTATAATGTTGAAAAGGCAACTCGAACTGGACTACCCAATGCCTTTGCATATTTTACGCAAATATCTTATTATGCATTCTTACGTAGAATTGCTAAAGAGAAAAAGCAACAGGATATTAAAGAAAAATACATGGAACACGCCGGTGCTTATGAAGTAATGGATTCGGGCAATCACCCAGATGCTCTAGGAATCGTTGATCGAATTAAGCAAAAAACTCATGCAGTTCGAAAGCGTGATGAATCGATTAAAGAATTCAAAAAAGCACAAAAAAATAAGAGAGTAAAGAAAAAGGTTGCGGGGAAACTTGACAAATTTTTCAATAAATGAAAATCGCTCTTATCTCTGATACGCACGCAGGCGTAAAGAATGGCTCGGATATTTTTCTTAAGCATACGGCCAAGTTTTATGATAGTGTGTTCTTTCCATATTTAGAAAAGAATAACATTCAAAAGATTATTCATTTAGGTGATTATTTTGAACATCGTAAATATGTAAACTTTAAAGTTCTTCGTCATAACTACGAGCACTTTATTAAGAAGTTGTATGATTATGATATTCACATGGACATTATTCTTGGTAACCATGATGTATATTATAAAAACACGAACACACTAAATTCTTTACGCGAAATACTTAAGCAATACTCTGATCGAATTCACATTCATGAAGAACCCACTGTAAAATGTTATGAAGGACTAGACATTGGTTTATTGCCATGGATGTGTGAAGAGAATTATGATAAGTCAATGGACTTTATCAAAAACTCAAAGGCATCTATTATGATGGGCCACTTAGAGTTGAGTGGATTCAAGTACATGGGTAATGCAACAATTAAGTCTCATGGCATGGACAAATCGATTTTTGATCGATACGATGCTGTTTATAGTGGGCACTATCATACAAAAAGTTCTCGTTCTAATGTCACTTATCTTGGTACGCAGTTTGAATTGACGTGGTCCGATGCAGGTGATCCAAAGTATTTTCATGTTTTGGATACTGAAACACGAAAGCTTTCTGCTATTAAGAATCCGCATGTTCTATTTCGTAAATTCTACTATAACGAAGATGATGAAATCGACGTGACAAAAGACATGGTCGAAGACAACTATGTCAAAGTAATTGTTTCCAATAAAAAGGACCTTTACAAGTTTGATAAGTTCATAGAAAAAATTTATGACTTTAAACCTTACGAAGTAAAGATCATCGAAAACTTTGATGAGTACGCAGGTGAAAAAATAAATGATGACGATGTAAAAGTTGACGATACATCCACACTTTTGAATAGTTACATTGATGCCACTGAAACAAACTTAGACCAAGACATCTTAAAGAAAATGCTTCAAGAACTATTAACAGAAGCACAGGCCTTAGACGCAATATGATTTTAGAATTTAAAAAATTGGAATGGCAAAACTTTTTGTCGACAGGAAATAAAGCAAGCTCTGTTTATTTAAACAAGAACGCCTCGACTTTAGTAGTAGGCTCAAACGGTGCCGGAAAGTCTACTATGCTTGATGCCTTATCGTTTGCTTTATTTGGTAAGCCACACCGTAACATTAATAAGCCTCAACTTGTCAATACGATCAACAATAAAAATTGTCTTGTCACTGTTCACTTTAGTGTAGGTCCAACTGATTACAAAATTGTTCGAGGAATGAAGCCAAATATTTTTGAGGTTTATCGAAATGGCCAATTGTTAAATCAAGAATCGCACAGTCGCGATTATCAAAAAATCATTGAGCAAAATATTCTTAAGCTTAACCACAAATCATTTCATCAAGTCGTGGTCCTTGGTTCTTCGAATTTTGTTCCCTTTATGCAGCTGCCGTCTCATCAACGCCGGGCAGTGATTGAGGAATTACTTGACATTGGTGTTTTTACTAAAATGAATGTTGTCCTTAAAGAAAGGGCAGGTCTTCTTAAGAACGAAATTAATGAAACAGATAATCAGCTGAACATTCTTCAGGAAACTATTAAGCTACAAATTGATCACATTAATGAGTTGGAAAAAATTGATTCTTCTCAAAATGAAAAAAGAAAAAAGGAACTCACCACGCTAAAGGAAGAGGTGAAGGTCTTATCAGAAAGCAATACGAGCCTTCAATCCAAATACGACAATAAATTTGATAAGGTATCAAACGCATTAAAGTCATCACAAGAATTAAAGAACGATACTAAAATTCAAAAATCGTCTTTAAAGCTTCAGATGGATGATGTTGTAAAGCAAGCCCGCTTTTATGAAAAACACGACACGTGTCCTACGTGCGCGCAAGCGCTTTCTGCCGATTTGAAAAAACAAAAAAACGATGAGTGTAAGACCCATGCCAAAAATTTGCACATAAGCTATAAATCCATTAATGGTAAGCTTGATAAGATTGACAAAGAAATCGCAGATTTGCAAAAATCGTATACACACCTAAATGAGGTAGACTCAAGTATTCGCTCAAATCAAACTCGGATCACACTAATTGAAAAAAGAATAAAGGCTTTAAGTAAGAGCGTTGCAACTAAGCAAGATACTTCTAAAGCAAAAACAAAACTCTTGGCTGATCAGGAAAAAAGAAACACATTACAAACAGAAAAAACTGAACAAAGTCAACTTAGCTCATACTATGAAGCAATTGGCGAACTTCTTCGGGATACTGGAATTAAGACAAAGGTTATTCGTCAGTATTTGCCTGTAATGAATAAGCTCATTAATCAGTATTTGCAGGTCCTTGACTTTTTTGTTCTATTTAATCTTGACGAATCGTTTAACGAAACTATTCGATCACGCCATCGTGATGATTTTAGTTATGCTTCTTTTTCTGAAGGCGAAAAACAAAGAATTGATTTAAGTCTTTTGTTTGCTTGGAGACAAATCGCAAAAATGAAAAACTCTGCAAACACAAATCTTCTTATTCTCGACGAAACGTTTGATTCGAGTATGGATTCCGACGGTGTTGATAATCTGATGAAAATTCTTTATACGCTTAAGGATGACACAAATACATTTGTGATTTCCCATAAGCACGCCGAGTTGGAGGGTAAGTTCCCTGCTAAGATCACATTTGAGAAAAACGGCAATTTTTCTCAGATTAAGGCTTAGTGGTTGGTAATCAATCACGTGTGTAAGTGATTAGTTCTAAGGGACTTGTGAACAAAATGCAGCCCAATGTGTAAGGAGTTGGTTTTAAAGGACTAGCGCCAGCACTTTTTTATGTACATTTTACGACATTTTGTTAGAATACTATCATGATTAAGGAAAACGCTACCATGATTGTTTCGCAATACGATATCGACCGTCTTCAAAAAGCCCTTAACAAGGAGCTTGCTCAGCGCGCCGCCGTTCAGAAAGAGCTCTTTAGCGTAAAGGAAAGTCGTAGCGCGACCATTTGTGTTCCTATGGAAACATTCAAGAAATCTGAGGATTCCGAACTTATGGTCACTACTGACCTGATTGCTCTTGATACACAGCGCCCATAGCTCAATTGGATAGAGCCACCGCCTTCTAAGCGGTAGGTTGCTGGTTCGAGCCCAGCTGGGTGTACCAAACTTTTTATATTATGGAAATTTTAAAACTTCAACATAAATCAACTTTAGCAAAACTCCTTGCTAAAGAAAACATTACCGTCATACATGACCCTATAGCAGACACTGCAAGTTTTGATGTTGTTAATCGCAACCTCGTATTGCCAGCTTGGAAAGACATGGGCATCATGGTTTATGATATGCTAATTGCGCATGAAGTAGGTCATGCTCTTTATACACTTAAAGACGATGTCGAGCAATTTGAGAAAGACCATGGCACTAAGCACTTCCAATTATTGAATGTCATTGAGGATGTTCGAATTGAAAGGCTTGTACAAAATCTTTATCCTTCTTTACCTCGCATTTTTCATACTGCCTATAAAGAACTTGTAGATTCCGACTTTTTTAACTTGGGCAATAAGGCAAACATAAATAAAATGTCGTTTCCAAATCGCCTAAATCTTCACGCTAAAATTGGAAATCACGTAGACATACCTCTTAACAACGAGGAAATGGATCTCTACAACGAATGTTATTCTGCAGAAACGTGGGATGATGTGATTCGTGTATATCACAAAATCCTAAAATTCATTTCACAAAATAAAAAGAAGAATGAGCAACCAGATCCACAGGGTAGTCTTTTTGATCCATCTGCTTCCATAGATACGCCTGATTTTTACGATGATTCTGATACTGACGAATCTGATGCCGGTGATTCTAATACTAACACCGGTGATTCTGATGCCGATTTAGAAGAAAATGGCGGCGAAGATTTTGGAACCGAAGATTTTGGCAATAACAATTCAGGTGGTGAAGATTCTGATAACGAAATTTGTGATAAAGAAGATACAGCCATTGATGATAGTTTTGAGAAAAATCTAATTGACAAATCGGCATCTTTTAAAAATAGAGGAGTGGTGCCTGTTGTCTTTCAAAGCAACGAAAATTTACTTAAGTATGTTGTTCCTTATAAAGAGTATTTTAGTAAGTACGTCAAAAATACTCAAGAACCACATTTCAATCCATACACGTCACAAATCAGCACATCTGGAATGCTGATAAAAAAGAGAACTAGAAAGAAAGGCACAATTTTAGCCAGAGCTTTTGAAAGAAAAAGGGCCGCTTATGAATATGCCCGCGGAAAAGAAAGTAAAACGGGCACACTTAATCCAAACAGGCTTTACTCTTATAAAATTAAAGATGACATCTTCAATAGTGTATTTGAAAAGTACGATGCCAAAAGTCATGGAATGATTTTCTTTATTGACTTTTCTGCTTCAATGCATAATCAGTTTTATCATATGCTTGAGCATACGTTAAATTTGGTGCATTTTTGCAAAATGGCCGGCATTCCTTTTAGGGTTTTTTCTTTCACAACTATAAATTTTGAAGAGCGCCAATATGATGATAGTTCAAATGACAACATGTTTAATTTGACTAATACACGCATTGTGGAACACTTTTCCAGCAAAATGTCTAAACAGGTATACGAAATGGCATACGATAGATTTTGTATGGCCATCGCAGACCGATTTGAAGTAGGTTGTAGTGAAGGTCTCCTTGGCACCCCTGCTGATTATATGGGAGGGACACCTACGCAAAATGTTTTAGTGATTGCTCACGCACTTATTGACGAGTTTAGAAAAGCTCATCGTGTTCAAAAATTAAATACTATTGTTTTGACTGACGGCGATTCATCTCCGGCTAAAACTTCTCGTTATTGTGCGGAACACTATTTGGTTAGTATTAAAAACAAAACATACGAAATCCCTAGATCTGCCCATTTGCGTACTGCAAAATTTGTAGAAATGCTGGCAGACGCCAAGAATGTCAACACGATTGGATATTATCTTCCAAACAATAGAAGATATCTTAACCAGCAGCTTAAATATCTTTCAAGTATAAAAGGTAAAGACATTTTTAAGATTAAAAAGGAAATGCATAAAAATAATGTTGTGGAATCACAAAATTACTTGGGCTATAATCAACACTTTATTCTTCCAGTGGATGTAAAAGTTCATAATGATGACTTTGATTATTGCGATTCGCCAAACGAAAGCATTAAATCATCCGCAAGGGAACAAGGAAAATTGGCCCGTCACTTTTCTGCTCATATCCAAAAAAACAATAAATCTAAAATTTTGCTTGAGCAGTTTGCTCAGGCTATCTCATGAATGGCTTAGCATTTTGTTATGTACAAAAGGCTAAATTTAGTATAGAATAACACTACAATCAGGTAAGAAAAATATGGAAACACTCAAACAACTTCTCAAAAACACAGAAAACACCACGTTTAAGCGTAAGGAAATTTTAGAAATCGCTGATGAAAATAGTATTCCTCATGGCGATGTTTGGAAGCTCCTTCGCGAAATGAATAACGTATCTCGTGGTTGCTATAGTTTTGGCCAAGCCAATAAGCCGGTCACTAAAGTAAAGCAACCTGCTGTTCTTCAAAATGTTAGCTCCATCGTTAACGAAGATTGTTATATTCCCGATAAAAACGGAACATATGTCAAATGGGGAAATCACTCCTCTTTGGTAAAAATTATCGAGTCTAAAATGTTTTACCCTATTTACATTCAGGGTATGAGTGGCAACGGTAAATCATTTATGGTTGAACAAGCCTGTGCACAAACAAAGAGTGAATATATTCGTGTGCAAATTTCGCCTGAAACTGATGAGGATGATCTTATTGGAGGCTTTAGACTTATCAACGGCGAAACCGTTTTCCATAAAGGTCCTGTCGTAAAGGCAATGGAAAGTGGCGCGATTCTGCTTATCGATGAAATTGATCGAAGCACAAATAAGATTTTATGCTTACAGGGTGTCCTTGAAGGAAAGCCAATCATGATTAAAAAGACTGGCGAAGTAATTACTCCTTCTCATGGATTTAACGTTATTGCGACCGGTAACTCTAAAGGTCGTGGATCAGAAGATGGTCGTTATAGCGCGGCATCAATTATCGATGATGCATTCCTAGAAAGATTCGTAGCGGTAATTGACCAAGAATATCCTTCTCCAGCACAGGAAGTCAAAATCTTAAATCTTCATGCAAATGCATTTGATGTTGATGATTCTGATTTCATCCAAAGTCTAATTGGATGGGCCAATGTTATTCGCAAAACATTTGAAAATGATGGTGTGGATGACGTTATTTCCACTCGTAGACTATGCCATATCGTCAAAACATATTCGATTTTTAATGATCGTTTGAAATCTATCGAAATGTGCATTAACCGATTTGATGATGATACCCGCCAAGCCTTCCTCGATCTTTATAGCAAGATTGACGTGAATGTCGATTATACTCTTGAAGATTCATTTAACTTGGCTCAGCCACAACCCGTATCACAATAAAACTTTGTCGTGAGTAGTGTTTCGACAAATCATAACCTGATCGGCGGCCATCCTTTTTTATAAGGGATGGCCGCCCACATAAAACTATGAAAGGTATAAAATACGACTCAGAAAAACCCGACTATAGTCTAATTCCGCCAAATGCTTTAGACGATGTTGTAAAAGTTCTTACCTATGGCGCACAAAAATATGATAGAGAAAATTGGAAAAAACTTGAAAATTTGGACAATCGTTATTTTGCTGCAGCACAGCGACATCTTTGGGCTCTCAAAAAAGGAGAAACATTTGATTCTGAAACAGACATTCACCATGCAGCGCACGCAATTTCATGCCTGCTATTCATTATAGAATTTTATTATTTACAAAACGAAAAAACTAGTGTATAATACAACCATGAAAATTAGTAAAGAAACAATTGATGTTCTTAAAAACTTTGCCTCCATTCAGCCCAATTTGGTTTTGTGTGAAGGTGATACAATTCAAACCATTGCTGAAGCAAAAAACATTTTGGCGTCAGCCAAAGTTCAAGAAGCCTTCCCAAAGAAAGTAGGTATTTATGACTTAAACGAGTTTCTTTCTGCACTTTCTCTTATCGAAGACCCCGATCTTACTTTTGGCGATGAATCAGTTGAAATTGGATCAGCCGTATCTTCTCTTACATATCGATACGCTGATTCTTCAATTCTTACTCATCCCGAAAAAGAAGTAAACATGCCCGATGCAGAAGTCACAGTTACTCTGACAGCCGACGATATCGCACAAATTAGAAAGGCATCATCCGCGCTAGGTCATCCAATTGTTTCTATTACGAAGAAAGAAGCAAACGGCGATACTGTAATGCAGATAAAAGACCCAAGCAATAGTTCGTCCAATACGTACTCACATAAAGTTTCGTGTAATACTGATGCAGATTCGTTTGATTTTCAGTTCTTGGTTTCTAACCTTAAATTGGTCAATGGCGATTATGATGTATCAATTAGCTCTAAGCTTATTTCCCATTGGGCATCAAAAACATCTTCAGTAGAATACTGGATTGCGCTGGAAAAAAATTCGACCTTTAGTAAATGAGTAAAGAAACACCTGTTATTACTGCCTCAGATCTCGAACTCGTAGTTCAAATCATTGATACTTGTTCTCGCCGCGGCGCCTTTGAAGGAAAGGAAATGGCCCGCGTTGGCGAAATACGCGATAAACTTGATTCTGTTGTGAATTTCCACGCGCAAGAACCTGCAGGTAAAACACAAGTCGTTACTCCTAGCGCTGGGGGGCCTGCGGAAACCTCAGAGTAACGAAAAGCAACCTGGGCAAGTTCGCAAAAGGCCTACACTTTATTATGAACTATATTGTTGAGCATAGACACTACACCGCAGAAAAAGGACCTGAATCAAAAAGTTTCATTGGTCCTTTTGACACCTGGCTTGCGGCAAATGAATATGCCAATTCGCTAAAACATGGTGTATGGACCATTTACTTACTTACGCCAAATACTCTAAACCAATAAACTATGACAAACCAAAATGAATTTCTGTGGTGCGAAAAATGGAGGCCACAAACAATTGATAATTGTATTCTTCCTGCAAATTTAAAAAAGTCTTTTAATGATTTAGTCAAGCTGGTTGAAATACCTAACATGATCTTAAGCGGTTCTGCTGGCCTAGGTAAAACCACTGTTGCTCGAGCCTTATGCAATCAACTGAATCTGGACTATATGATTATTAATGCTTCTGAAGAAAGCGGCATTGACGTTCTTCGTTCAAAGATTAAACAGTTTGCATCGACTGTTTCATTGACAGGTGGTATTAAGGTAGTCATTCTTGATGAGGCTGATTATCTTAATGCGCAATCTACGCAACCAGCTTTGCGTGGCTTCATCGAGGAGTTTAGCGCAAACTGTAGATTTATTCTTACATGTAATTTTAAAAATCGCATCATCGAACCTTTGCATTCTCGTTGTTCAGTCATTGAGTTCAATACAACGAAAAAACAGCTAGCAGAACTTGCGGCTAAATTCATGAAAAGAATGCAACTCATTCTTGAAAAAGAAAAGGTTAGCTATAACAATAAAGTACTTGCTGAACTTATTATGCGCTATGCGCCAGATTGGCGTCGTGTAATTAACGAATGTCAAAGATACTCATCGTCTGGTGAAATCACAACAGACATTCTTGTAGGTATGTCTGATCAGAATGTTGCATCTCTAATAGGATTCATCAAAGGCAAAGACTTTAAAAACATGCGATCATGGGTAACGAACAACGCCGATGTAGATTCCTCGGTTGTTTTTCGTAGAATCTATGATATGCTTTATGACTTTGTGCAACCTCAATCGATTCCGGCAATCATTCTAATCCTTGCTGATTATCAGCATAAGGCGTGCTTTGTTGCAGATAAAGAAATCAATACTGTTGCATGCTTAACAGAAATCATGGCATCAGGTCAGTGGAAATGAGTAATAAAACAACACCATTCACTTTTATAAACAACATAAATCAGGGTCGTAAAGGTAAACACCTTTTATGCGATTCAAAGGCTGATGAATCTTTAGAGGTCATTAATCCTGATGCAATAGACAAATCTTATGTGCCATTCATTATCAATCGTGGTATGTCTTATTTTAGGGACACCGTTTTATTTGCCAATGAAATGAATCAGCATGCGGACCTTCCGCCAAGAATGCAATATGATTTTTATCGAAACATGGTAACAAATAAAAAGCGTTTTTCGAAATGGGCTAAAAAGAAAGATGTGTCTGAAGACATCGCTCTTATACAAAAGGAATACAACTATTCTCGTCAAACCGCTGAAATGCATTATCCTGTTTTTACAAAAAAAGAATTAGAAAAACTAAGAAAAAAACACAGCACGGGTGGCATGAAAAAATCATAAGTCGAAGATACTCATTCATATAAATACTATTTTATGAATAATGACATTATAGAATGGTCTCCAACAAGCATGTTGGAGGTCTTATTGAGTGAACCTGACGACTTTCTAAAAATAAAAGAAACACTAACTCGCATTGGAGTTTCTTCGAAGAAAGAACATAATACACTTTTTCAAAGTTGCCACATTTTACACAAACAAGGGCATTACTTTATTGTGCATTTTAAAGAACTTTTTATGCTTGATGGGAAACCATCAAACTTTACAGAGGATGATTTAGCAAGAAGAAACACCATTGCAACGCTTTTATCAGACTGGGGTTTATTAGAAATTTGTAAAGTAGAAAACGCAAATCCAAAGACCTCTCTTAAAGCAATAAAGATTATCCCTCACCGAGATAAAAGAAATTGGACACTTCAGCCAAAGTATTCAATTGGTCTCACAAATAAATAGATTTTGGATAACTGAGTAGGTTATTCAAAGAGACGCCTATTATGGGTCTCAAACACAGACAAACAACTCGCTTATTATAAGGAGAACATATATGACAACACTAAAATATCCACGCTCGTGGTCTATCGGCTTCGATCAATTTTTTGATCGAATGGAAGCAACAAATAATTATAAATCTTATCCTCCGCACAATCTAATTGCGTGTGATGACGATAAGTTTAAAATCGAAGTAGCCGTTGCTGGCTTTACTGAGGAAGACATTTCAGTCACACTTGAAAAAAGTGTATTGACTATTGAAGGAAAAGATAACTCAGATATTTCAGCCGACTACATGTATAAAGGCATTGGAACTCGTAAATTCGATAAGTCATTTAATCTTGCCGAATTTATCGAAGTCGTTGATGTTACATTGCAAAATGGCATTCTTACCGTATCTTTGGAAAAAAATATTCCAGAGGAAAAGAAGCCAAAGCAATTTACCATTAATGCTGATAAAAGCCCAAGCCTTCTTACCGAATAGCTTATAAATAATATTAGCTTATCTACCATGCGTAGAAAAAGTTACGGGATCGTTTAACCTGCGATTCTAGCAAACAACACCTCCCACGCCTCTCCACGATGCGCACCAGGGAGGTTACTCTCTAAGTCTATAAAAAATTTTTATAGCAGACCCCCGGCGCCTCTCTAGTCTAGCGGACTATGAAGCGTAATTCCGGGGGTGTTTTTAACTCTACAAAAATATGAAATACCGAATCCTTCAAATTAAGCAATGGATTTGCGACCTCTTCGCACCAAAGCAAAAATGGCTCACTAAAAAAATCCCACGTTGTTGGAGCGATAAGCCAGAACTTATTAGAGATATTCTCTTTGAGTGTTTGGTGAATTATATCGAGGAAGAAAAAGCTTTTGATAATCTCGACTGGGATTGGTCTGACGAAGTTGAAGCAGGTCATATTTCTCAGGAAGAAGCTGACGCTACCAATAAGGCACGAGAAGAGTTGGAGTGGGCATATGTTTACATTAAATGTGATCGTCCACGAAAAAAAGTATATGAAAACGACCTACTTGATAAAGCATTTGAGGGAGCTGATTTTTTTGACATAATTCCAAAACAGCAGGAAGCAATTCTCGATGAGAGCATCAAGACCGAAAATTACATGCGTGAACGTGATCAAAAAGCCCTTAATATTATTATCAAACATTACGAAAGAATGTGGGTATGAATAAGGGTTCCAAGCCCGTAATTGTATTTTTGGTTGTACAATTTGCCCAAACTGTGGTAGAATAAACTATGTTTCTTGGAGGATTCTACACTTCTGTCGAGCGGCTGGCGAACAATCTACTTTATCGAGGATACGACGATAACGGAAAAAAGATTTCCCATCGCATTAAATACAAGCCCACGGTATATCTCAAATCTGAAAAGCCGAATACCGAATGGAAATCGCTTGACGGCGTTCCGGTCGAGCCATTGCAGTTTAGCTCAATGCGTGAGCTTAGGGATTTCCAAAAAACATATAGGGATGTGCCTGAATTTAAAATTTATGGCAACGATCGTCACATCCCCGCATTTATTCAAGGGCAGTTTCCTAACGAAATTCCTTATGATCGTCGTCTAATTGACATAGCATCGATTGATATCGAAACAGCATTTGGCGATGGCTTTCCCGAGATTGACAATCCAATCAACGAAATACTTACTATCGCATATAAAAGCTCAAAGGATGATACGTATCGTGTTTGGGGATTAAAAGGTTATGACGAGAAAAAGTCACAACTAAAACACCTGAATATCGAATACCGTCAATTCACTAATGAGCAATCAATGCTTCAGGCCTTTATTGAATATTGGTCTTCGCCTGATAATACACCTGATATTATCACTGGTTGGAATACGCGTTTCTTTGATATTCCATATATGATTTCCAGAATGGCGTTTCTTTTAGGCGAAGAAGTTGTTCGCAACATGTCTCCCTGGCGCAAAATCGAACGAAGGGATATTCGCATTCAAGGCACTGTTCGAACAACCTTTGATATTGTAGGAATTCAACATCTTGACTATATGGAACTTTTCAAAAAGTTTGCATATACTTATGGTAACCAAGAATCTTATTCGCTTAACCATATTTCAAGTGTAGTCTTAGATGAAAAGAAACTCGACTATTCTGAAATCGGTACACTGCGTGATTTGTATGACGAAGATTACCAGCTATTTGTCGATTATAACATTAAAGATGTTGAGCTTATCGAACGTATGGAAGAAAAGCTTGGTCTCATTACACTCGTTATGACAATGGCGTATCTAGGTGGTGTGAATTACCAAGACACACTTGGCACTACAGCGATATGGGATTCTATTATTTTTCGTCGACTAGCGCGTTCTAAAATCGCCATTCCTCCATCTGAAGATAAAACCACAGCTGCCTTCCCTGGTGGCTATGTAAAAGATCCGCACGTTGGAATGCACGACTGGGTAATGTCCTTTGACCTCAATTCACTTTATCCAAATCTTATTGTGCAATACAATATGTCACCCGAAACTCTTCTCACTATGCCAGGCGCCGAAGGTGCGATTGCTTCGAATGGTGCTGTATTTTCAAAGGCAAAGAAAGGAATCATTCCCGAAATTGTCGAGGAGTTGTACGATAAACGTGTTACTGTTAAGCAGGAAATGCTTGACGCAAAAACAAAACTTGAAACAATTTCAAAACGACAGCGCACCGAATATATTGCAACCACCTCGCAGGTTGCTCGTCTCGAAACTCTTCAGACAGCAATCAAGATTCTTATGAACTCTCTTTATGGTGCTATGGGCAATAAGTACTTTCGATATTTCGATTTGCGGATTGCTTCTGGTATTACTCTTACAGGCCAAGCAGTCATTAAGCATGCAGAAAAAAGCGTAAATGGCTATTTAGATTCTTTTCTTAAAAGTGAAAAAGACCGTGTGATTGCAATGGATACTGATTCGCTTTACATCGGCGTAAAGGATGTCATTGACAAGTTCAAACCAAACAATCCCATTTCCTTTCTTGATGAGTTTGGAAGCAAGGCGATTGAACCAATGCTAGAAAAAGCATTCGACAAATTTGCTAAAGAAAGTAATGCTTACACAAATCGTATGGTTATGAAACGTGAAGCAATCGCTGATCGTGGTGTATGGACTGCTAAAAAGCGCTATATTCTCAATGTTCACAATAACGAAGGGGTCCAATACGCTGAACCAAAAATCAAAGTCATGGGTATTGAAGCTGTTAAGTCGTCAACACCTCAAGTCTGTCGCAAAGCAATGAAAGAAATGTTTAAAATTATTGTGACCGGCGACGAGGAAAAAACACAGGAAGCGATTAAGCTCTTTAAAGACCACTTCAAATCTCTTTCTCCTGATGAAGTCGCCTTTCCTCGAGGAATAACGGATATGTCAAAGTGGGCTTGTGCATCAACCATTTACGAAAAGGGTACACCAATTCATGTTCGTGGCTCACTTCTCTATAATCGTCAGATACGTAATAAAGGTCTCGAGAAAAAGTATGAAATTATTCAGAATGGCGATAAGATAAAGTTTGTTTACCTTATGGTGCCAAACAGTATTCAGGAAAATGTTATTGCATTCCCTGGCCATTTACCAGAGGAACTTGAACTACATAAATACATTAACTACGATCTTCAATTTGAAAAAACATTCCTTGCGCCAATCGACATTATTCTCAATGCGATCGGCTGGTCAGCAGAACCAAGAGCAGATCTACAGCAATTCTTTTTTTAATAAACAACTAACATGCAACACTGGGTAAAAGACATCTATGATATGCACACAAAGTTTGGTGTGCGCAAAGCAATTGAAAAGCTTAGTCCTGAAGAACTAAACGAATTTCTACAATTTAGAATACGTTTTCTTGAGGAAGAACTAAACGAAACGAAAAAGGCAGCCGAAGAAAAAGACGCTGAAGAAGTTGTTGATGGTTTGATTGATCTGTGTGTCGTAGCAATTGGCACAATGGATGCATTCGGCGTTAACGCTTATCAGGCTTGGAATAAGGTACAAACTGCCAACATGGCAAAAGAGGTTGGCATTAAAGAATCTCGTCCTAATAAACTAGGACTTCCTGATCTAATTAAACCAGAGGGTTGGACTCCACCAAGTCATAAAGGAAATCACGGAAAACTCAATGAGCTATAAGCTAACAATATTCAATAGCATATTCGATAATAAAACGCATCGAAATATGTCTTTTTCCAATTGGGAAAAGTTCGAAGATTTGCTATATTCGCTTAGCGAGCAGCCGGGGTATAAACCAAAAAAGGGAGAAAGAAAAGATGGTTCGCCTCTTATCACTCCTGCGATTTATAACCCCGGCACTACTCGTGCAAATCGGAATGTCATATCATGGGCAAGCTGGGTGGCGATGGATATTGACGAGTATGAAGATACGTTTGAAAACACCATTGAAACATTTAAGGGCCACCATTTTGTATGCTATAGCTCTGCATCTTCTTCAAAAGAAAAGCCTAAGTTTAGAATAGTTTTTCCATTGACAAAAGAAGTAAAGGCTGATAAGATCAAGCACTTATGGTTTGCTGCAAATAAAGAATATAATTCTCTTGGTGATCCTCAAACCAAAGACTTGTCTCGCATGTATTATGTGCCAGCACAATATCAGAATGCTTACAATTTTATTTTTACGCACAATGGTCCTCACCTCGATCCAGACAAACTTATGTCAAAGCACGCTTTTGTGAATAATCAAAGCAATACATTTGGCAGCAATTTTTCTGATGCAATACAAGAAGAATTGCGAAAGCATTTTAAGAATAAGCTAACCAATACAAACATAACTTGGTCAGGCTGGAGGGATTGTCCATTTGTCAATAAGCAATTGGTGGCGGAATATACGACCATCAATGAGTCAGGCTGGTATCATCACATGTATAGAATCATGATGAGCATTGCAGCAAACGCCATTCGAAGGGGATATCCAATCACTCCAGAGGATGTAGAAGCCCTCGTACGAGAAATCGATATGGAAAATGGCGGATGGTACAAGGGACGTCCAGTGAGGCTCGAGGCATCCCGCGCCATCGATTTTGCCCTTTCAAAGGGTCAATTTGCGTAAATACCGCATTTTTGAGATTCACAATGGTTACTTTTTTATGTACTTTCTGCCAAGATTTTGGTAGAATACTAGTATGAATAAGGAAAATAGTCTTCGTGAAAATGACTTTCTTGTGTATCTTGCTGACACTCTTGCCAATCGCTTTTTAGGAGAACGCCTCCCTATTGATTTTGGTGATATTAAGGCAGGACATAAGATCCAAAAATTTCATCTTAAAAGAATAGCCAAAACTTTGTTGGCAGTAGGCGGCAATCCCTCTACTATTTACATGCCACCTTCTCCCTTACGCACATTAGCAATTGGCGTTTATGAACATTGCGTAAAAACTTTTTACAACTACGATTAATATATAATGAAAATAACAGCAAATCAAAGCATCGAAGTAGAAATTGATGGAGCCCAAAGGTTTCATATTTGTTATGATTATCTTTGTCAAAAGTTTAATTGGAGCCGTGATTATCGAATCGAAGATGGTCAGGTTATTCATCGACAAACCGGATATACTACACACTCTTTCGAGTTTGAAACTCCTCTTCGACCCGCAAACGACATTGATCGTGCTATGGAACTAATCACTAAAGAACTTACAACCAATACATATGCAAGTTAAAGATATCAAGAAAGCAATTATTGAAAAATACAAAGCTGAACAATTTGTCATAGACAAAACAGATTGTAAAACAATCGAAATAATTAATGCATCTTTTGTGGCAGATGAAGAATTTATTCTGCGATCTCCTAATTATGACTACATTAAACGCGAACTCAATTGGTACGAATCTCAATCGCTTGATGTAAATGATATTGCCGGTGAAACTCCTGCGATATGGAAAGCGGTTTCAGATAAAGATGGCATCATTAATTCTAACTATGGTTATCTAATTCATAGCGAAGAAAACTATTCTCAATATCAAAACGTGTTAACTGAACTTGCCGAAGATCCAAATTCTCGCCGTGCTAACATGATTTACACTCGTCCCAATATTCACATAGAAGCTTTTAGCAATGGGATGTCAGATTTTATTTGTACAAACAATGTGCAATATTTTATCCGTGACAATCAACTTATTACGTCAGTTAACATGCGATCTAACGATGCTGTGTTTGGTTACAATAACGATTTTGCATGGCAAAAACACGTCCGCGACAATCTCATCGATGATTTAGAAACAGACACATACAAACGATACGAAGCTGGTCCAATCTATTGGAATGTTGGTTCATTGCATGTTTACGAAAGACACTTTGGGCTAATCGAAAAGCAAATCGAAAAAGAAGCTGAAAGGCAAAGACTACATAACATGACTGAAGAATTGTTAGGCGATAGTTTTATGCATAGCCGTATGATAAAAACAATATGAAATTCTCACTTCGAGATATAGATCATTCTGCATTAGCATGTCGTGCTAAAGAAGAAGCAACACAAATTTTTAATAAGCCTAGCACCCGCAGAAATAGATCATTTAACGAAATATTTTCGACATCTCTTTATGGTCATGTTGCCGAACAATATCTCATTGAAAAAGAAAACTTTACGGACGATCCGCGGCCTTATAAAGATGTCATAAATAAAAATGGCGAGCATGTTGAAGTAAAGGTTACTGAAGGTGATTATTATGTTCCGTACGTTTTAAAAAGAGCGAACAGCGCCCATGCAGAAACTTTTCGCAACTACCCTGATATTTTATACATTTTTATCGCAAAAACATTTTCAGACGAATATCACTTACACGGGATTTACCAGTGGGACGATAAAAAATTTGTTTTACAATCATCATAAATAATGTTATAATACACCTATGAAAGAAGAAAAACAGCCGGAATCAATTCGAGTTCTTAATGAATGCTATCAGCTGCAACTCAAAAAGTCCAAGGATTATCAAAATCCTAATTCTAGAATTCGCCAGGCGGATTATTACCCACGAGGAATTGCATCACTTTTGGATATCATTTATGCAAAGACACTTAGAATGTATTCGGTTATTGAAGCAATGGAAAATGATCCAAGCTATGAACCTAATTTTGAATCAATCGAAGATTCTGGAAAAGATCTAATCAATTACGCTTCATTCTTAGTTGCGTATTGTCGTAAAGGCATCGATGGTCAAGACGCCGATAAAGATTTTTTAAACCGTGATGTAAAATGAAAAATATTTCTATCATAATGGGCCGCGGCATCGAAGGCTGCGGTGTAACAAAGTTTACACTTGAGCAATTGGCATATCATAAGTCGGTTGGCGATTCGGTGAAGGTATTTGCCTCAAAGGATAAATCGTGGACACGCAAGAATGCGCATAATGTTGAAGAAATTGAATGCTTTAAGTTTGCTGATAAAGAACTTGCGTC